CGTCTTGACGGTCAATCTATTATAGTTTGGTTATCTCCAACTAAGTGCTACCGTGTTACTCAACTTCAGTTATTCGACTTAGGTTAAATTTGTTAATTATGCCTTTTAGTGATTTTTTTGGTGGTATTGTTTCTGGAATAGGTTCAATTTTCAATGGTATATCACAGGCTGCTAGTAATCGCGCTCAAGCAAAGGAAAACGAGAAAAATCGGCAGTTTGCTCTTGATATGTGGAACCGTGAGAATGAGTTTAACCTTCCACAGAACCAGATAGGTCGATTCCAGTCGGCTGGTCTTAATCCTGCGTTAGTTTACGGTCAAGGTACTAGTGCTCTTGCCGCGCATGCCTCAACACCTTCTACTAATAACCAGTTTACTGCTCCTCAATTTGATGGAAATTCTGCACTTCAAGGTTATTTCCAGAGTAAGCAGTTGAGCAATGAGACTAAGGTCGCTGAGTCCCAGGAATATCTTAATAATTCATCTGCTAATAAGGCGCAAAGTGATGCGGCATTGGCTGATATGCAGAAAGAGAAGTTATCTAATGAAAACAAGTTTTTTCTTGATAATTATGAGACTGCTCTTAAGTCTAATCTTGAGGATCTTGAAATTAAGAAGAACCAACACCTTATAGGTGACGAAGAATATAAGATAAAGAAAGAAGAACTAAACAAGAAGATAGAGGAAGTTAGACAACAGAAGGCGATTGCCGATAAGGCAGAGGAAGAAGTTTCTACTCAAAAGGCTGTTACTCGTCAGGTCGAGCAATCTATTTTAACTTCCAAGGCTCAAGAAGATGCTTTTCGTGCTTCTGCTAAATTGTCTTCTGCTGAGGCTGTGAAGGCATTGGAAGAGGCTGCAACAAACAAGGTTATGCGTAATAAGTTGAATCTTGATGCCGCTTTGGATCAAGCGAATATTAATTACTTAAAAAAGATGGGAGCTAAAACTGATTCCGAGGCAAAAAAGATAATTATTGATGCATATAATTCTATTCTTAACGGTGAGGTTGATAGGTTTATTAAGACTGGTCCACAACGTTTTGGTACTGGTACTTTAGGCGCTGCCGTTGGAATTTTTACTGATCAGATTGGTTTTAACCCTGGTACTCAGACTATTGGAGGTTATATTAATAAGCGTTATCTTGAACCCACTTTTAAGCCTATTAAATGGCATTTGCAGAAGTATAAGAATATTCCGAAATCTAAGAATAAGAAACGTTAAATTTTAACTTTATGAATTATGGAACAAACATTTAACTATCAACTTGTTTACAGGTGTAAAAATGAAAATTTGAATGCTACTACTATTGTGGTAACTGGTGAAACTAACTTGAAACTCGTTCAAGTTCTTGCTTCAGCGAATGATATTATTTCGCTCGATCATGTCAATGACATACGTTTGGAGAATGTTGTTTATCAGCCTAAAATTAACAAAGATGAGTCGCAAAAAGACTAGAGGAAAAAACACACCTCGCATAATAAAAGTGTCTCGTGGTGGTTACCAGTTGTGATCATTGAGACGATTGTGATAATTTCCATAGTTGTTTATTATATAGTTCAAAATAGTTTGAATGCTTACCCTGTTAATGAACATATTATATTATTCGACTATGTGTATAATGATTTACAATCAATACCCGTGTGGGCATTGTTATGAATGCCTATCTAAAAAACGTTGTGATTGGTCCATTCGCTTGCAGCAACAGTTACTATCTTCTTCGGCTGCTTACCATGCTGTTTTGACTTATTCGGATGAAAATTTACCGCGATCTAAGTCTGGTATTGCTACGGTGAGCAAAAGAGATTGTCAGTTATTTATAAAGCGATTGCGACATTTATTTGATACAAAGATAACTTATTTTCTTGCTTCCGAATATGGCGAATTTACGCAACGTCCTCACGTACATGTGGCGCTTTTTAATGTTCCTCGTTTCGATGATATTGTTATTCGTGGTAAGTATCATAATGAATACTCGGAGAAAATGCGCTCGTTGGTTCAAAAGGCTTGGCAGTTAGGAGATGTTAGACAAAAGTCCTGTTATATTTCCAGTAATGCACAGCTACATTACCTTACTAAAGATATTTATAACTGGGCTGAGCCCGAAACACTTTATAATACTCTTAATCGCCTTATGTCTTTAAAAAAGAAAAATAAGTTGTCTATGCTTGAGAACTTCCACAAGAATAGTTTTGATAATTATCTTAAAAATGGTTGTTTTGACGATAGAACGCCTACTTTTAGATTGATGTCTAAGAACTTAGGTCTTGATTATATTAAAAGTCATTGGATTACTCTTGCTCCTCCTTCTAAGGAGATAATTTTAAAATATGATAGTTATTTCCGTCCTGTTAAGTATGAAGGTAAGCGATTGGCTCAGCCTGTTGGATTTGATAAATGCGGAGACTATTATGTTTCTCAGGAGTTTTTAAAGTCGCTTGAGTTCGACGGCATGGAGATGCGACTACCCGAAGACATTTCTTGTTATCTTGCTCCTTATAAGTCTAGAGAGTTGCGAATTTTCAATGCTAAAGGTCAAAAGCGAGAGGAGATTAAGGAATACCCGCTCCCGCGTTATTATCGTGATAAGCTTCTGCCTTATGGATTTCGCGGAGTTCTTGCTCTACAGGTCTATTTTAAGCAGAAAAAGAAGTTTAATGAATATATTAATAAGCATCTTTATTATGATGCAACTCACGAAGTACCGTATTTTATTAGACAACAACAAAATGTTTATCGTAACTCTTATCAGTCGCACAAAGATAGGTACACTCGGAGTTTAAGAGAAAATCTTTTGGACTCACAATAATATTTCATGTTATGATTGTTTAACTATTAAGGAATGTATTTTTACGATGTCAATTTTTAACGATGTTTTTATTAAAAAGCCTGGTAGATCTCTTTTTAATCTTTCACACGAAAAGAAATTTACTGCTAATTTCGGTTACCTTTATCCTTTCTTGGTAATCGATGCAGTTCCTGGCGATACTTTTAAAATGAGTTGTGAGATGTTAGTTCGCACTGCTCCTCTTATCGCTCCAGTTATGCACCGTGTTAACGTTAAGGTTAATTATTTTTTTGTTCCTCACCGTCTTGTTTGGACTGATTGGGATGAGTTTATTACAGGCGTTAACCAGATTTCTGACCCTACACATGTAACGATCGATAATCCTTATTTTAATGAGCCCTCTAATCCTGTAAAGCCTTTCGCTCAGTTGGATACTATTGCAGGTTTTAACCGTGATTTAATTAAGGATGGTTCTCTAATGGATTTCCTTGGATTTCCAACTATGCGACCTAATGCAGAATATGATGGTCATGCTAATTATAATATTGACCTCTTGCCCTTCTATTCTTATTATAAGATTTATTGCGACTGGTACCGAAATCAAAATGTCGAAGGCGGTTATGAAGGTGCTCACGAAAGTGGTGAGCATACTGATGACGCTCCAGTTTATTTCGAACTTCGTCAACGTGCTTATGAGAAGGACTATTTTACTAGTGCTTTGCCATTTGCCCAAAGAGGTGACGCCGTTCAGTTGCCTATTTCAACTAGTTCTTCAATTACTTACGAAAAGAGTGGCAAGACTTACATAAAAACTGATGACGGTATTGGTACATCTTCCGCTGGTCTTAAGTCAGATAGTACTGGCCAGTTGCAAGGTGCTAATAATCAAAATCTCGATATTGATAACTCTAGTAATCTTAAGGTTAGCAATACTGCTATAGGTACTATTAACGATCTGCGCATAGCAACTCGGATCCAAAGATGGCTTGAGAAAAATGCACGTGTTGGTGGACGTTATATAGAGCAAATTTTAGCGCACTTTGGAGTTCATTCTAGTGATGCTAGACTGCAACGTGCCGAATATCTTGGTGGTTATACCTGTCCCATTGTTATTAGCGATGTTGAGCAGACTAGCGCTACCGTTGGAACTTCTGTGTCTGGTACTGATACTCCTCAAGGAAACTTAAGTGGTAAGGGTACTGCATACGGTTCTTCACATCCTGTGAAGTGCTTTTGTGAAGAGCATGGTTACATTTTCGGTATTCTTTCAATTTTGCCTCGTA